ATGAAACTAATTGATTTAATCAAGAAAAGAATATTAAAGTTTTTAGGTTTAGAAAAATTAAGCGAAAACCCATATAGTGAAAGATTAACATTTATACAAGACAATGAAAATATTGAGTTGCAACAATTAAGAGAATATAAGACTTGGTATTTAGGTTCAGCAGATGAATTGTTAAACTTTTACACTAATGAAGAATTATATGGAAACGCAAGAGAGCCAATTTACAATCGAAATAGGCAAAACTATTTTTGGGGTATAAGTGCAACCGAAAACACAATCAAGCGAGTTCATAGTGGTATTCCACATAGTATTGTATTTACATTAACAAATATCATTGGTGATTTTAAGATTGAAACCAAAGATGAGTTATTAAAAGCAAGAATTGAAAAGATTAGTGAAAGCAACGATTTAAGATTTAAAATCAATCAAGAAGAAATGCCTTTAACAATGGTTGAGGGTTGGGGTGCTTTTAAAATCAATTTTGATATGAAATTATCTAATAAACCAATTATACAATTTTATGAAGCGATGAATTGTGAGTTTGTATATAAAAGTGGATGTTTATTAGGTATTATATATAAAGATTATTATAAATATAATGGAAAGAATTATGTTTTATTAGAAACAAGAAGAAAATTAAATGGCGATAGTTTAATCGAATATGAGTTATTTAGATTAGAAGATGGCGAAGAAGTAAAACCGGTTGAATTAAGTGAAATACCAGATTTAGCTGATTTACAAAACATTAAGATTGCTGGTTTAAATGAAGTTTTAGGTGTTCCTGTTAAGTTCTTTTTTGACCCGTATAATAAAAATTATGGTCGGTCAGTATATGCAGGTAAAATTGGTTTATTTGATGATTTAGACCAAATCTTATCACAAGACAGTCAAACGGTTAGAGTATCAACACCAGTTGAATATTACCCAGTTGATTTACTAGAACGGACAAAAGATGGGCAACCTCGTATGCCAAAAGTATTTAATAGGCAATATGTAGCAAAAGAAAGTATGCCAGATGGCGATGGCAATAGTGATGGCAATATACAAACAACACAACCAGATTTAAACTTCGATAAATACTCACAACACGCTATTAACAAAGTTGATATGATTTTAATTGGCTTGATGTCCCCTGCAAGTTTAGGTTTAGATATAGCTAAAAAAGACAATGCAGAGGCACAACGAGAAAAAGAAAAAGCAACTATAATGACAAGAAACAATATTATTGATAGACAACAACAAGTATTAAAGCAATTATTCAGTTTATCATTGATGTTAGAAGAATATATGGAAACTGGTGTTATTACATTACAAGATTATGATTTTAATATTAGTTATGATGAGTTTGCCAATCCTAGTATGGAAAACTTAATGCAAGTTTATGGGCAAGCGTATGCTGATGGTTGTATTTCAACTGAAAGATATGTTGAGTTATTATGGGGCGATAAGTTGAGCGATGAAGAAAAAGCCAAAGAGGTTGAATTATTAGAGCAAAACAAGAAACAAGATAATTTAGATTTGAGTGATTTTGAAGATGGAAACCCAGTTGACAACACTTTATAGAGAAAAATATGATTTAAGCAAGAAATTAAGAGATTTAAGAAACGAATATATCAAAATGATATATCGAGATATATTAAATAATAAGCCTGTAAACGCAATTAAAAGCGATTTAAAGCGTATTTCAATGGTTAATCGAGTAAAATTACCAGAGTTAGAAAAATATGCTTTAAAAATGAGTGATTTTTTTGCCAAAAGGTGTAAAAATAAAAGTGAAGATATTATATTTGTGTTATTTTTTAAGTTATTAAGTAGAAAGAAGATATTTAATAATACCAATATAATAATAAATGAAGAAAGCCGAAAGATAGAAACTAACGGCAAAGATAAAATGTTAAATCAGCTTATCGAAATAAACCGAAATTATAAAGAACCTAATATCTTTTATGCTTCATCCGGACACAATGATTGTGCGATAGACCACAAAGAGTTTCAAAATAAAATCTATGTCGATGAAAAATGGCGAGAATTGATTAAAGATGAAGATTTAAAGAAAGATATAGGAATATACATTGACTTACACGATATAAAGACTTTTCAATGGGTAATTGGTCGCCCAGTATGGTTAATAACAAGACCTAATTGCAGACACTACTTTAAAACGATAAAAACGGAAGAAGTATTAAGTCAAAGTTTACAAAGTATCATAAGGCGACACAAATTACATAGGAAAGTTGCAAGAAAAGAAATGGCAAGTATAAGACACGATACAAGAAAAGTATGGTATAGTCGAGATAATGTAGAAAGTATTATTAAGAAATATGAAGAACGATACGAATTACATAAAGGCTTATACGAAGTCAATAGATACAATCAAGTTGCAAAGCGTGAAATGGAAAAAGATAAATTATTGATTGATAAATGGAAAAAGTTTTATAAAACAAAGTTTAAGGAGCAACAATGAAAGAAATAGAGATTTTAGGTTTAATTTTAATGTTATATGATTATGAACCCAATTTTAAGGGGTTTAGTATTCAAAACGATGGTTATAAATGGAGTTTAGTTGGTATAGTAAGAGAAACCAATAACTATTTAAAACGCAAAGGTTATTTTAATGAAGATTTTAGACCAACAAAAAAGTTTTATCAATTATTACAAAAATACGATGTTAAAATCGAGCAATTAAAAGATTATCAAGAAGAATATGAAAAAACCGGTCATATAACACAATATGATAAGTTAGGAAATAAACAAGTTTTATAAAGTTTGGGGGTTAGAATATGCCAAGAAAATTAAATAGTGCAAAGCAAATGCAAAATTATGTCCCAGCCGGTAATGGCGATGCTAGTGGTGAATATGCCGATAATGCAACAGGAAGCAATAAGCATTTTAAGGCATTTTATAAATCCCAAGTAAACGGCGAAATAACTGGTTCTAATGGTAATGAAACTTTAGTTAAGCATAGTGATACATATAGCAAGATAAAAAAAGCATTAGATGATAAACAGGAAGCACTTTTAAATAATAGTTTTGAAGATATGGTTATGGCTTATGCTGAAAAAGGCAATTTAATCGAAGATGAGGCCAATGAATTATTGAAATTACAAGCCGAAGCGGTAAAACAACATAAAATGGGCGAAGATTTATCAACAAAAGAATTAGAAGAACAAGTTAAAAAAGACGAAGAAGCCATAAAACAACAAGAAGTTGAAGAAGGCAAACAAATGTTAAAAGATGTTAAGCCTTTAGATAAAAAAATCGAAAAACAATTAAAGGCTTATAAAACTAAAGAAGATTATTTAGGTTATTTAAATCAATTTGAAGATGAGTTTGACAAAGAAAAGTTAGAACAGTTAAATGAAGAAGAATTAAAACAATTAGTTATTGCAAAACAAAACACTTTAACTAAAGAAAAAGATTATAATAAAAAGTTTACTAAACAATTAAAAGAAATCAATGAAGAAAACTCAAAGGTAGGTAGTGTTTGGTATAAAAAAGTTCCAAAAACGTATAATGATTTAGTTGATAGTTTAGAAGAAAAAGAAAATTGGTTTAAGCAATGGAATTTAGATGAATTACAAGAAAAATTAAATAACGCTCAAGCGGAAAGCGGTAAATCGTGGATTCAATCTAAAATTGATAATATAAACAATGGTTTAAATGCTATTGAAAAAATCAAAAGCGAAGTTTTACCAGAGTGGGAAAAAGCAGAGCAAGAACAAAAAGTATTAATCGAAACTAAAGAATTAAGTAAAGAAGCATTAAATAAATTCGATAATCCTAACAATGTATATTCACAAAAAGCAAAAGATAATGCACATTGGTTTAAAACACAAAGCCAAAGTTTAAGTTATTTTAAAGATATACAAAAGACTTATGACAAAATAGGCGATGGATTGAAATATATCAAAGAATATACAAGCTCTTATTGGTTTATTAATGAACCATTAAGAAAAACAACATATAGCGGTAATAAAGGCAATGGCGAGAAGTTTAAAGAATATGTAGCAGGAATGACAAACGCTATTGATAAATCAGTATTAACTGAAAATATGTGGTTTCAGCGTGGTGTATCTAAATTAAATGTAAATGGTAAACTTATTGACAGTGGTGATATAAATAGTTTAGTAGGAACAACATTTGAAGACCAAGGATTTGTGAGTTGTGGAACGCATAAAGGCGGTGGTTTTTATAACCAAAAAGTAATTATGAATATTTATGCTCCTAAAGGAACAAAAGCATTATATGTTGCTCCTATAAGTCATTCTAAAGACGAAGATGAAACGATAATTCAACGTGGTTATTCTTATAAAATCACTAAAGCCGAAAGCAAAGATGGAAAGATTTATTTAGATTGTGAAGTCGTTTTAGGTAGTGATGTTAAAAAATATGATAGTGCTAAATTAGAAGAATTATCAAAGAAATATTTTTAAAGGTGATTGATTATGGAAGATAAAGTAATAGTAAATATTTTAAAACCAGATAAAATACAATGCGAAAATTGTGTATGGGCTGGTAACCCAAGAGATTGCAAATGTGCAGAATATAAGTTTAAGCCAAGTAGTGTTCTATACGAGGGTAAAGAATGCGAAAGGTATGTTGCAATAGAAGATGAGGGGGATGAAGAAGATGAATAACCAAGAATTAGCAAAAATTAGAGAATTATTAAAAGAATATCACGCAGAAGATAGCGAAATCGAAAACTTTATGCAAGATTTAGTAGATACAAAAGAAGATATTGAAGATTTAGAAGAAAAGCACGAAGAAGAAGATAAAGACATCAACGAGTATCAAGAAGTCAAAGAAGAAAATAACAATAACGAGTTAGATGAAACTATTGACAAGATACAAGATGATGAAGAAGAACATAAAGATTATTTATTTAATGCAAAGAATATGGAAATCTTAAAGGCAACTGATGAGGGTAAAAGACTTATCATCAATGCTCCAAAAATGGCGAAAGATGAATTAGAAAAAGCCATTAAAAAATTATTAGGCTAAAACTCAAAGAAAGAGGTTAAAATATGGAAGAAAAAGAAAATGCAGGTTTAGAAGTTGATACTGCGACAACTGATGTTAATGCCAATGAAACAGAGAATAACGGTGGCAATGAAAACGCTGAAAAGCGTAATTTTACACAAGAGCAAGTAAATGATATTGTTAGAGAGAGATTAGAAAGAGCTAATAATTCATTATACAAGCGATATGGTGTAGAAAATCGAGATGGTTTAGATGGCTTAATTCAAAAGGCAAATGCTTATCAAATGATGGATGAAAACTATGTAGCGTTAGAAAAAGAGCGTGATGGTTTAAGGGAAGAATTAACCTTTATGAAAAACAATATAAACCCAGATAGATATGATGATATTAGAGCATATTTTAAAGGTAAAGGGTTAAACTTCGACCAAAACAATTTAACAAGTGAATTAGCAACACATCAAGAATGGTTAATGCAAATGCCAAAACAAACCACGATAGAAACTATTGGAACAAATGCCGGACAAGTTCAAAATAGCGAATTAAGTGAAAAAGAACAAGCCTCAAAATTATTCGGTATAAAACTAATTTAAAACGCAAAGGGGAAAATTATGGAATTAGAAAAATTGATTGAAGAATTGCGTGGTAAAGGTTTAGAAGATGAAGAAATCATCAAATCATTAGAACAAATGGTTCAAGAGGGCAAATTAAGTCCAGAAGAATTAGACCACGCTAAAAACTTACTAGAAGAAAATGAAAGAAAAGATGCCGAAAGATTATTCGGTTTAGAGTTTGTAAAATAGGGGGTATTAAATAATGGCAAACTTTGTAGCAAGAATTGAAAAGTATTCACAAGATGCGATTGATACCGTATTCGCATTAGAAAGTAAAACAAGAGTATTAGAAAATGGTAAAAAGTATATTGATGTTAACTTCAAAGAAGCTGGTTATGTAAAGATTATGTCTATACTATTGGATGGTTTAAGCAACTATTACAGAGTTAACAATGGTTTAGGTTCAGCAAATAATGGTTATAGTGCTTACCCAACATTAGATGGTTATAAAGTAGGCGATGCACAAGCAACTTGGGAAATCTTCCAATTACAATATGACAGAGGCAAACAATTCCGTATTGACAATATGGACAATGAAGAAACTGCCGGCTTAATGATTGGTAATTTATTAACTGAATTCCTTAAAGTTCATGTGGTGCCTGAAGTAGACGCAGTTCGTTTCGCTAAAATCGTTAGTAAAACAAGTGCAACATTAGGCAACTACACACAAACAGCAACTGCAAGTTTAGCAAATGGAATTATTGCAGAGTTCAATAAAGCGTATGAATGGTTAACTGAACACGAAGTTCCAGAAGAAGAACAAGTAATTTTTGTAAGTCCAGCAGTTATGACTTTAATTAGAAATACAACTGAATTATACAAAAAATTATCACAAGAAGAATATAAAGGCGATGTATCATTCACAATCGACACATATGAAGGTCGCCCAATCATTGTAGTTCCTACTAATCGTTTCTATACAGATATTAATGTTGGTGCAAATGGTTATCTTCCTAAATCTGGTTCAAAAGTAATTAACTTTATCGTATGTTCAAAGAAATGTATTATTCCTATCGTTAAATTAGAAAAATCAAAGATTTGGACACCAGACCAAGTTCAAGACTTCGATGGTTATAAAGTTAACTTCCGTTTATATCACGATGTAATTATTCCTAAAAACAAAATTGCAGGTGTATATGTAAACGTATCTACAACAGATGCTAATACTAAAACTGCATTATTATCAGTTGATTTAGAGTTAGATAGTTCAGCATACACATTAAAAGAATACTTCACTAACCCTGCTGGCTTATTAGGTAGAGTAGTAGTAAGTGCAAGTGCATTCACATTAGGTCAAGCTGTAACAGTTAACGAAACTACTGTTAAATCATTACCAGTTGGTTCATCATTTGAAAAGTTCTCTAGTGAAACAGCAGAATACTTTGCATTATTAGACAACAATAATGTAGCAATCGCTGTATCAGGTTCAGTGACTTTACCAACTGAATAAAAAATAAACGGC